TATCCGCGTGAGTTGATGTGTAACAGAAGGTAGAACCTATAGTTACGCGTATTGCGTTAGGATCAATCAAAAGCAATTCTTATTCGTGGGAAAGTTCAGTTTACTGAATGATTACCGAACCAAAGATGACTTACTCAAACAAACAAAACAAACAAAAATTAAATGGAAATGGAGCTTGTGGCGATGTAGAAATGATTAAATATTTCTATTACTATGTGGCTACGAATGAAATGCGTTTAGTGTCTAAGAAGGCATTTATTAAGGGTGAATATCCAATTATTGGAGATGATACCCAGAAAATTAAATTAGTTGGTTTAACTGATGGATCGAATAAGAAACGGTTAAGATATTTATTACATAGTACTGGAAATTTTAAATATGAAGGTATGGTACAAGATTGTTTCGATGCCGGTTCTTTTTTCGTTGATTGTATTAAAATTATGGCGCGTTTAAAGAGAATGGGAGAAGAAACCCAACGACTCTTTGATGTTAAGATACTATTGCAGGTTGTTAGTATATTTTTGCGACTTAAAAATATGTGTTCAACTGGAATTAATATGGCAGATATGATATCTGTAATTATTGATGTGTATACAACAACGTCTGGGTGTCTGGATAAATTTAGACCTCAAATGTTGGAGGAATTGTGTTTATCAACGGTTTCTATGTTTTTACCGAAGACGCTTTTTGAAATAATTAAGCGTATGAACGTTTTTTCCTCAGCAAAATTGTGTGATGATATAACTGGTATTCACCAGATTATATCTCTTGTTATACAAGCCGTGTGTTTCATTTTAGATCTGCTTCCTAAATCTGGTTTTATAGATTCAATAAGGGAGTATTTAACGAGTTTGGGTGAATTTTCAACACACGCCCAATTATATCAAATGAATAAATTTATCGGAGAAGATAAATTGGGAGAGAAAATTACAAAGATTTCATTTCGTGTTAAAATTAAAACATTTCATAATAATTTGAAGCACGATGTGTTTAGACAATGGAGTCGTAGATCTGCTGCAGTTATGGCGGTATATTTAGATTTTTTAAAACTGGTCAAACGCATAGAGGCATTTGAACAATGTAGTCGTCAGGAACCTATTGGAATAATATTCCAGGGGCCTCCGGGCTGTGGAAAATCTAGAGCTATGAATGCAGTGGTACAAGCGTGTCCTTGGTCTAAGTATGTTCATATTATTAAGGACGTAAATGATGGCAAGGATTTTTATGATATGTATGAGAATGAAACTATATTTTATATGGATGATGTTGGCCAACAGGGTATATCCCAGTGGAGGTCATTTATTAATATGATATCAGAGGTTAAATATCCTTTAGATTGTGCAAGGGCTGAAAATAAGGATACTAAGTTTTTTAATAGTGAGATTATATTAGCTACAACTAATGAATTCATGAATCTTAGCGGTCTGGTTAGGACTGATGGAATAAGGGAATTGCCAGCTTTATGGCGGCGTTGCGTTGTTTTGGACTTTGTCAAAGTGAAGTTTAATGGAGCGTATGTTGGTTGTGCTCAGTGGAAATCGTATAATTTGGCCGGTGGAAGGTTCGAAGATGGATTTCCAATACATTTTAGAGATGAAAAAGAATTTGAGGGTTTAATTCCTCATTTCGTTTTTTCAGAAACTAAGACTGATTTAGAATTTTATAGTTGGGTATGTAGAATTATTAAGGCTTTCCGCGACGTGAATGCGCGCAGAATGGTATCGAATAATTTAAGTGAATCGCAATTAGATTTCATACGTGAGCATAGTGGGTTTTTGGCAGAAGGAATGTTTGATTGGACGTTTAACAGTGCGTTATTGAAACCTGCCTCTCCTAGTGAATTGTGGAATGACTCTGTTGAAGACGATGAGGATATTGATCCTGAAGTCTTAGAGGCAAAATTGAAAAAATTGCGTGATGAGTTGCGAACGGAAAGTCAAGCGCCCGATAAAACTTTATGTTCTTTTGTTGGAGATGCGGTAGCGTGGTTGGTTTCTAAGATCACTGGTATGTTGGATAAAATACTAGAGAGCGAAGAACTGCTGTCTATTGCTATTTATATATGTTTAATAGCTGTCGTATTTGTAATGCGAATGGTTATTGAAAGTTTATTCAAGGGTGGAAGTAAAAATGGAGGAAAATATAGCATAGAATCAAATATGGCTGGACAATTCTCTTTGGATGACTTGGGTACTTATCACCGTAGTTTAGTACATAATCTACGTGAGGTTACCGTTTTGAACGGAGATGATAATAAAATTCATGTTATTGGATTAATGAGTGGTCACTGTGTTTTATTACCTAGTCACGCGGTGATTACACCAGAAAATGTACGTCTGACGGTTTACCGAGATAAAATAAAGAATCATATAATTTACGATAAATTAAGGGTTGAAACAGTTTATATGAATAGAGCTGAAGATGTTTGCATCGTTAAATTACCCAAAAATATTCCTACAGTTTTTAGGAAGTTGGCTGCTTTTGGTGCTGAGCCAACTGGAAGGTTATCTTTAATAACACCGTTTGGTAGTTATAATAGTTGTCAAGTTTCCAATATTTCCTCACACAAACCAATTGTTTACGAAATTCCTTTATTAAACAATTATAAGGTTATTGTTAAGGGTGAAAATTTCTCTTATAATATACATGGTGATGGCTTGTGTGGGGCTGTAATAAGTAATAATTACGGTATTTTGGGTATGCACGTAGCTGGAAATGATAAGCTGGGAATGGGCTTAGCAATTAAGTGGAGTGTTGATACTAGAAAATATATCAATGAAATTTTTCAATCGGATGCAGAAATATTACCGTTTACAATGAGTGGTAAGGAAATTGAAAATATGTCAGTTTTGAAAATTGACGAGTCTTTGAACGTATCTGTTGGTAGTAAGTCTAATTTGACGACGACTCCACTCTATGGTTTGTATCCAGTGACTAGATTTCCTGCTAATTTAACTAAATTCGGTAAATGTACCGTGAAGGATGTAGCAAAGAAATCTTTTCAGCATACTGTAAACGTTTCTAATAATGATATAGAATTTGGGAAAAGGGTTGTACGAAGATTTCTTGAACATAGTGTTTATAGAACATTAAATGAAGAAGAAATTGTCGGTGGTACAACAATGTTAGCTGGATTAAACAAGGATTCTAGTAATGGATTTGGCTGTAAACGTGAAAAATCTGTGTATATAGACTTTGAATTAAAGAAATTCACGAACGTATTGCGTGAAGAGATAAATGTTTTTGAGGAAGACTTTAGGATTGGGAAAATTGATTGGAAAAAATTAGTTTGGTGTGAGGCATTAAAGGATGAATTGCGAAATGAGGAAAAAGAGGGAATACCTCGAAGTTTTCGAGTTGGCACAATTCATCATCAAGTTTTAATGAAAAAGTACTTTGGATGGTTAGTGGAACATTTGATGGAAAATAGACGATACAATAATATTTGTGTTGGTATAAATCCTGTGAGTGAGTGGCCCATTATGTATGATGAATTGCGATCTTGTGAAGGCGTTTTTGCCGGTGATATAGCTAAATGGGATGGATCTATGAACAATTTAGTTCAAGATGCCATAAAAGAGGTTATACTTGAATATATTCCTCCAGAAGATGCAGAAATGGTAGAGTTGTTATTGGATAACGCGATTAGATCAATAGTAGCGGTGCAGGATGATTTATATTTAACAACTCATTCAATGCCTTCGGGGCATTATTTAACCGCAATCTTAAATTCCCTTGTGAATAGATTTTATACGGCAATGTGGTACAATAGAGAAATTGGTGACAATAATGTAAATGGGTTTGTACATTCCATAGTAGATTTTGTTTATGGGGATGATAAATTGGTCGGGATTAGGAATAATGTGGATCGATTAAATGCAATCACTATGAAGGAGTTTTTTGATTCTATGGGAATGGGTTTTACTGATAGTCTTAAGGGCGAAATACGTGAACCTTTTCAATCTTTGGATGATGTAACGTTTTTGAAAAGATTCTTTAGGTATCATGACGAATTGGGGCGTGTGGTGTGTCCTTTGGAGCTTAGAACATTGCAAAGTGGAATAAGTTTTTATGATGCTACTAAGGATTTAGGTGTCGTTTTGAGAGCTAAGGTGGAAAATTATCAACGGGAAGCCTATTTATGGCCGGAGCGTGACATTTTATTAAATGATATTGCTGTTAAGTTAAGGGATCGAGGGTACGGCGATTATATCCTATCTAGATCTTATTTAAAACAGTTATATGAGAACCCTGAGGAATTTTTGAAGGATTTAACTTGGGGATCTTCTAAATATATATAAATACTTCAACTTTTTAATAATAATGTATATACATGTTTTTAAAATTCATATTTTTATAATCATTTTTTATTATGAAGCAATGGATATGTTATTAAATATTAAAATAAATGACGGATACTCAAAGCGTTAATGGAGCTTTGAGATTCGATATAAATAATTCATTACAGATAATTTAAATAAAAACAATAATAATAATAAATCAAATATGGTTAATGATATAGCTAATGTGGGAGTAGTTAAAACTGTTGATGAAACTGCTGAAAATTTCTTTTCATCAGTTAGAACCAGGTCGGCTATTGAACCAGAATTTAGATACAATAAGAAACCGGCTTTGGATTGTGTCCCACCTCAATTGGAAATGGATTATTCAGTTATTTTGAATAAACCTTATTTTATAAAGAATATACCTTGGGTTAATACAGCTGTAGCCGGAACAGCTTTAACCACAATTAATATACCTAATGATATTTTGACTAATCCTTTGGTAAAAATACCATTTGATGCCTCTTTGTTATATAGAGCAAAGATTTCAGTAGTTTTACAAGTTGCGGGAACACCTATGCATAGTGGTTTGTTGGTTGCTGCTGCTACGCCAGCTGGAGCTGATAATTTTGCACAAGTTTTAAGTCCAGCGGATTTGTTCAATTTAAATAAGTTTATGGCAGCTCCACATGTGTTTCTAAGCGCCAATGAAGCAACCCCAGTGGTTCTGGAAGTGCCATTTTATGTGAATACAAAGTTGGCCGCTGTTGCTACAGACGGTACTTCTGTCGTTCCATCTCAATATGCTGGTAATTATGCTGAAGTAACATTGATGGTTGTTAATCCTATGGGAGTTCCAACTTCTGGCACTAATGCGTTGACTATTACTGCACATTTTATGTTTAGAGAGCTCGAGTTCTACGGGCCCCATGTAAATCCTACTTGGGTTCCGCAAGGTTTTGTAGAATCTGCGAAAGGATTTGTAACTAATGTTTTTGATAGAGTTACTAGCGGTACAAAAACTACGATTAGTGATGCTTATGATTTGATTACCGGTACAAGGGCACAAATGTTTGATTTTGTTGATTCTGCTCGTGCTTATCTACGTTCTTTAACTGGATTACATAATCCGGCAGATGGGACTATTACCACGAAAATGGCGGTTCAAGAGCGTCAAAACGCTAATGTTGTTGATGCTCCTTTGCAAATCGAGAAAATGGATCCGTATTCCCAATTCAGTCATTATACGCGTGATTATACGTTTGATACTGCTATTGATGAGATGTTGGTTTCGGAGATTGCTTCAAAACCTATGCACGTTGGAACGTTTTCTGTTAAGAGTACCAATACGGAAGGCACTATTGTGTTTTCAAGGCCTATCACACCTTTTCAACAAGTTACTCCATTCGTGTTAACTAACATAGTACCGACGGCAACATATTGCTTTAATTCTTTAATTCAGACTCTCCATCATATGAGTAAATATTGGAGGGGAGGACTTAAATTGCATATACAATCTGCAATGTCTAATTTTCATTATTGTAAATTGACCGTTGCTAGGAATTATTCTCCTGATCGTAATATGGTTAATTCGGTACCATCTTTTGATTCCGTACCAAATTTGATGATGGAGACTTTGGAATTTTCCGGTCACCAAGTTCATACAATTGATTTGCCTTATGTTTCACCATTGGAGCAATTACCGTGCTCAACGGATTTCGAGTTCAATGCTTTACAGCACGGTATGTATTATATTTACGTGCACCAACCATTGGTTGTTAATGGAGCGGTCCCAACTTCTGTTCAGTTTAATGTTTATGTATCAGCTGGTGATGATTTTCAACTTTTTGGTTACAACACTAGACCGTTAATGGTCAGTTTATATTCTTCAGA